TGGAGCACTGGTTAACTGGTTCTGCTGTTCTACAAAACAAAACTAACACTGAAGACGTGTTAAAATCACACTATCGTTGTGAAAGAGGTTTTGAAGGATTTGCTGCTAACCGTTACATGTTAATCAAGAAATCTTAATAATCTTTAAAACCCAAATATCATGAAAGGTAATAAATTTTTATATTTTAATTCTACTGCTGGACCAGCTTCTGTTACAGTAGGAGAATTGACTCTTACTGCTGTTAAGTCTGATGCTACTGGTAATACTATTAGTATAACTATCGCTGAGTCTGGAACTGAAAGTGAGGTCAATATATCTGTATCTGGAAATGCTATTACAGCACAAATAGGTACTTCTGATGATATGGGTGCTGACGATATTGCGACTGCAATTAATGCTGATGCTGATGCTTCAGCATTAGTTGTTGCTACTAACAGTGGCACTACTCATATTACTGCCGCTGTTTCTGAAACTTTTTTAACTGGTGGAGGAGAAGTCTTTGCTGGATTCCCACTTTCCTCGTTTACAGGAATGCAACCAACAGGAGACTCTGAACTAACCTTATATTTTAGGTCAATGAAAAACCACGATGGTCACACATCAGGTTCTGGAGAAGAAATTGTATCTGATTCAGTTGCTTTGACTTTAGTTACAGCTAACACTCACAGAGAGCTCATGGCAGCTCTTTGTGAGCAGTTTAGCTATGCTAATGCTAAAGCTGGTTACGGAGATTTATTTATAGGTAATGACCAGTCAGGAAAAGAGGAATATATTTCATCACTAATATCTGCTGTAGGAACAATTACTGTTGCTAACGCATTAAGTTAAAAATAAGAAATCATGACAGAAAAATATTTATATTTTAGAACACAGGCTACCATCGCAGACGATGATGGTACTGGAGAATCAGCATGCTTTCCACTTTCTGCGTTAACAGGAATGGTACCAACAGCTGACGGAACATTAACATTGTTTTTTGCTTCAATGCTTAATAATAATGGAGATGCTTTAGAAACCAATGATGTTATTGTAAGTGACAGCGTACAACTTACGCTTACTGATGATAACACTCATAAGGATGTAATTGAAGCTTTAGTTGAGTTTTTTAGCTCAGCTAGACAGAATATGTTAATAATTGGAGACGATTTGTCAACTGCTACAGAATACTTCTCGCCATTAATTAGTGGTGTAGGAACTATTTCCGTTGCAGCTGTAGTCGCTTCTTAATAAATAGTAAAAATGGAAAATCAAGTTTATTTGTATTTCAGAACTCAGGGTACTATCGGAAACGATGATGACCCTGCTCAATCTTGTTTATTTCCTGCTTCATCACTAGCTGGTATAGAGTCTAGTGTTTCTAGTGGGGTAAACATTGTAACACTATTCTTTAAGTCTATGCGAAACTTTGACGGAACTGACCAAGCAGCTGATGCTGTAACAATTTCTGACTCTGTTCAAATAGAATTGAAGAACTCTTCTACTGTAAAAGATTTTATAGTTGCTTTTAATAATCAACTTAACTCTATTGCTTCAAAGCAAAAGAGATTTTTTATGGTAGCAGATGATTTGTCAACAGACGAACAATACTTCTCAACTTTAATTGATGGTGTAGGAACGATAACTATCGCTGCTGCTCACTCATAATAAGTAGAGATTTTAGATAATAGTGAGGAGGGTAACTCCTCCTCGCTTTTTTTTTAATTTTTAATTTAATTTAATATTTAATAAAATGGCAAGAAAAAAAGTCGAACAATCAAATGTTGTTACTCCTGTAGTAGAGACTCCAGTAGAAGAAACAACACCAATCGTAGAGGCTCCAAAAGTCTCTAATCCTTTACCGACATTCGGTACTCAAATAAGTAGAAGACCTTCTATTTATAAATTAATCTCAAAAGATAAAGATAGAAAAACAGGTATAGATAGATACCCTATCGTATACATGTTAAAAGCTGAAGACATTGTATTTGACCCTAGTACTGGTACTCAAAGAACAATTAGATACATCAAAGGTCAGAAGTCTATTTTTGCTGATGAGCAAGATAAAGGAACTTTAGTAAAGGCTCCAATCACATTTAATAATGGATTTTTAATTGTTGAACACACTAATCCTAACTTGAAAAAGTATTTAGACATGTGTAACGGAAATATGAATAATCCAAATAGATTATCTTCATCTGCACCTTCTTTCGGTTTAGAAGATTCTGAAAAGAAAGCTAAAGAAAGATTAGATAGAAGTAGAATGGAAATGGATGCTATATCAACTGTTCTTACTATGTCTTTAGATAAATTAGTTGGATATGCTAAAGTTTTAGGAGTCAATGTAAAGAACTCAACTGATGAGATTCGTTATGACATGAAGATTTTAGCTGAAAAAGACCCTTCTGGATTTATAGCTGGATTAGATAGTCCTCTAACTGATATGAAGGAAATGATTTTAAAAGCCTCTGAATATAAGGTTTTAAAGTTGGAGCCTAGCAAAATATCTTGGACAATAGGTAGTTCAGTTCAAACCATCACAAATGTTCCTATGGGAGTAAAACCATTAGACCATTTAGCTGAAATATGCTTGACTGTAGATGGTGAACCTATAGTTGCTCAGATTAAAGCTCAGCTTTCTAGATACAACTAAAATTAACAACATATATTTAATAAAGAGAGGTGTCGTGTATATCTCTCTTTTTTTTGTTATATTTGCTATGAAATTTATCACTACTAATGACAATAGACGAGTTATACAGATTTGTTCAGTTTATAGCGAATAAGGACCAGAGGGGATTTATTAAGCCTTCTGAATTTAATTTAGCTGCTACTAGAGCTCAACTGGATATTATAGAAGAGAAGTTTAAAGAGAAGAACTCTCAAAAGAATTTAGATGATTTGGCTCCTGTTGTAGAGAAGGCTACTATTACTTACTCTGCTGGAACTAACGGTGCTTTTACCTATCCTGCTGATTTTCTGCACTTTGTGTCTATGAATTTCGATGGAGAAAGTGTTGAGGTTGTAGGTCATGAAAAGCTAAAGAACTTATTAGATAGTCAGATATTGGCTCCTAGTGCTAGTTATCCAGTAGCTGTAATGATTGATGAGGGTTTTGAGATATATAATAGCACATCTGAAGCTACTTCTGGAACTTGCATTCTTACTTATATAAAAGAACCTTCTGCTCCTAAATGGACTTACACTACTGTTAATGGAGTCTCTGTATATAATGCTTCTGCTGGTGATGCTCAAGGTTTGACATTACCTGTTAGCACTCATAAAGACATAGCTCACAAAATATTAGAATATGTTGGAGTTAGTCTTAGAGAGGGTGATTTAGTTCAATTTGGAGCAAGTTTTGGATTATCATCTAAACAAGAATAATAAATGGCAACTACAAGAAAAAAATTAGCTGAACAGGTCCTTAGAATAATTGAAGGAGGAAATGTTTCTGATGACGCAAGAATAGATATTCGTGAGGTCATGGTATTGGTTGACCAAGAAAGAGATTCTTTTATAAGACAATTAATAGAGGATAGGTTTTACACAAAGAGTACAACTACTAATAAATCTGAATTAGAAATAACTGGTGATTTTGTAAGTTTAGAAACAGGATTATCGGTATCAAGTAATAAAGTAGAATTACCTACTCAACCAATATCTCTTCCTAATGATATGGGTATTATTAGAGTATATTCTTCAACTACAGAATATGTTAGAATGCCTTACGGTGGAGGTACATCAACTCTAAACCCTAGTCCTTTATATAATGACACAGTAACTAAGTCAGGTAAAAAGTTTTGGTATATTCAAGGAACAGACTTGTATTTATATCAAGATTCTACAGCTACAATAAATGTATCTTACATAGCTGTTTCAAGTAGTTTGTCTGATACGGCTACTTATCCAATACCTGCTGATTTGGAGTCTGTAATAGTAAAGAACTTAGTTGAGACGTTTACTGTTATGAAGGGAGCTAATGAGGATTATAAAAATGATAATATAGGATAATATGAGTGCACAATTTGTTAGTTTAGAAGATGTAGTAAATGAGCTTTTAGTTGATGAAGGTAAGAACACTCAAGCTGAATTTCTAAGATATTACAACATAGGTTTAAGAGGATTAAAAGAATTAAACTTTGATGTTGTCAGAATGATTAAGGCTGTCGAGCTTGCTGTTGATTCAGCTACTAACACTATAACCTTACCTACAGACTACGTTAAGTTTGTTAATATAGCTGTTTTAGGCTCAGATGGTGAATTACACTATTTAGGTAGAAAAGAAAGATTAAACTTAGTTACTGGAGCTACTCCTCCTACGCCAGAATCAGATAGTAATTACTATGACAATGTTGATGAAGGTGTTTATGGTAGATATGGATTTGGTGGTGGTAACAATGCTAACGGTTATTATAGAGAGAATTTAGATAATGACACTATAGAGTTTTCTTCTATAACTGGTCAGTTAGAGAATATTATATTAGAATATATATCTGATGGCTCAACAGGTGTTACTGGAGATGATATAAAGGTACACACATACGCTCAAGAGGCGTTGGCTTCATTTATATATTGGAAGTCTATACAAAGAAAAAGAGGTATAAATGCAAACGAAAAGATGTTTGCTAGAAAAGAGTTTTATAATCAAAAGAGATTAGCTAGAGCTAGAATGAATACATTCACTAAAGCTGAGGCTTTACAAGCTACTAGAAAAGCATTTAAGCAGGCTCCTAAACTATAATTAAATGGCTAATTTACAGGAGAAGAAACAATTTATAGGTGGATTAGATAGAGACACTGATGAGCGATTGGTAAAGGAAGGCGATTATTTTTACGCTTTAAATACTAGGAATCAATCTTCTGAGTCTAACAGTATAGGTGTCATTCAAAATATACCAGGAACAATAAAAGTTGATTTTACATTTCCAACAGGTCAAAGTCTATTTGTTGATGTTGTAGATTATGTATTTAATGATAATTTTACAGCAGATAATGTTGGTCATGGTCATGGTGTTCCAAAAAGTGTGGCTTACTTTCTTCCTGGCTCAGTTCCAGCTGGTCTAACTGATTTTAGTTTTTTTGCCTCTAAAAAAAGTAGTGACATTACAAGGTCTGTTGCTTACAAAGAAGATACAGCTAGTATATCAGGATTAAATGATGTTGATAATATAAAATTGTATATGGCTGATTTTGTAGCTAAAAACGCCACAGCATTATCTGATAAAGGTATAAATGTTAGATACAATCCTGAAGGAATAAATATTAGTGGAACAAAATTACCTTGCTTAATATTTACATCTACTGACAACTCAGATATTTTAAAGATAGATATAGGAGGTACAGATATTGATAATAACAATTTAAAAAAGGGTTATAATATTTTTATTGAGGAATTTAAAGCTAAATAATATATGCCAGTAGCAAACGAAATAAGAGAATATAAGTGTATTGGTTCTTATGAGGATACATCAAATGATAAGATGTATTATTTTATATATGGCACTCAAGAAGACCATCATATAATAGAGTATGATACACTTACAAATACTGTAGATGTTGTATTTAAAGATTGTGGAGTTGAGTCTGATAATCTTTTTAGATGGCAAGAAAAATTTTTAATTACAGAAGTTAATAAGATAGGAGATGTATTATATTTTACATCTGATAGATATGGGGAGCCTCAAGAGATAAATGTAGTTAAATCTAAGGCTAGTATGAATGTGTTGGAGACTTTGGGTTATAATGTTATATCATCTGCAAAATTAAATGCTTCTCCAGACTTGTACTATCCGTACTCTATGTATACTCCATATCCTGCTCAAGATATTGCAAATAACTATCCTTATCAGGGTGTTGATGAAACAAAAAGACAGTATGTTGAGGTTAAGAAGAGACCTCCATATACAAAACCAAAAACTACATTTGGAACTGACTCAAACATAAAGAAAAACAACATATTCGGTAAGTCATTTCAGTTCAGATATAGATACCATTATTACGATAATCAGGTAACTGAATGGAGTATGATAAGTGATGCTACTCACTCTGAGGAGATGAAGTCAAATGTTGCTAATGTTAATGCTAGCTCTCAATCAAATAATAACTTTTTAAATGTAGAGATTTATCATGGCAATCATCAGGTTAAGTTCATAGAGCTTTGTGCTAGAACTTGTAAAGACTTTGATGTTGATAAAAATGGTAACAGAGGAGATTTCTATATAATAGGAAAAATAAAAAACAATTATAGTAATTTTCTTAGTAATACTGCGGTTGATTTTAAATTCTATAATGATAAAATATATCCATTTGCTGATAAAGGAGAAACTGCGAAGCTTTATGACAATGTTCCTAAGAGAGCTAGAACTCAAACGATACTTGCTGACAATAGAATATCATACGGTAACTATCTTGAGGGATTTGATGTTGATAGTATTAATGTAACATTGACTCCTAAGTATGGTGAAGTTTCTAATGCTCAAGACCTTAATGATTTCATTTATCCTAGTTGGACAGTTACTGCTGGTGGTCTTTTAGCTGGTGGTAATACTGGAGATACAGCTGAATTAAAAAAGCAAAACGCCTATGTAGGCTCAAATGCGACAGCACAAACTATAACGCTTACAAACTCAGCTATAGAAGGATTAGACTCACTTCCTGTAGGTTCTCAACAGCTTATATCATTAACATCTTTGCCAACTGCATCAGCAGACCAAAGAATTGTTATAGGACCTTATAATAGTAATAATAAATCTAAACCTAAATATGGTCCAAACATTGAACTAGGAGCTGCTCAAAATTACAATAATTCAAATGGTAATGACAAAGAATATTATCGTGTAAATAAAAATATATCAGCACCTAACTCAAGTGTTTTTCCTCCATTTTGCGGATATTCTGTTACTGAAAATGATTTTAACATTATAAATTTTGCGTTTGATTATAGTTCTATGACTCCTACATCTAATAAGATAGTTAACATAAATCTTGACTTTTCTTTTGCTGTAAGAGCTAGTAATGCTGGTGATGGAATTCTTTCTTTAGATGAAGCACAAGACTCATTACCTCAAAGCGTTTCTTTATCTACAAGTATTAATACTTCTGATTCTGGAGAAGTATATAGTGAAGATATTTCTGGATTAGATAATCAGATGATATATGTCGCTAAAAGACTTAATTTGATTTACGAAAAGTATGATAATTTAGGCGACAAACCTAATGACGGTTCTCCAGCTTGGTTTAAAGGTTGTTTTGTTGACACTGTTAAAAAGGTTTTATTATTACCTCTTATATCTCCTAACAAAACCAATTTTGCTCCAGCACTATCTGGTGATTTAGATAGTCCATCAAGAATACTTAGATTAATATCTACCCAGAAATGGACTATTGGACAGGATAATGATGAATACTATGGTAATAAATACGCTGGTATATCATTAAACTTTAACTTCCCTGATAGTAATGCTGACCCATTATTGACAGACGCAAATAAACAGAATTTAGTATCTATAGAAGCTATAGGTTATAATTCAGGTGATGGAAAGTCTGGTAGTTTTAAAGCTGGAGCCTTTCATGATTTTGGTATCATATACTATGATGGAAAAGGTAGATGCTCTACTGTTGCTATTGATGTAGAAAACGGAACCTCTCAATGTTACGTTAAATTCTTTAGTGAAAGAAATGATAATGACACCCCTATAAATAACGGTCAAGATAATCTATACGGAAAGACAAGAATAGATTGGGAAGTAAATAGTCAGCCTCCTAAATGGGCTAAGTATTGGAGTTGGGCTTATTCAAAGAATACTTCGGTAGATGAATTTATTCAGTTTATATGTCCAGAAGCTTTTACAGCGACTACTCCAGCTACTGGTGAAACTAGATTATTCTTATCTTTAACTTCACTTAAAGGTGCTGCTGACTCATATAAAGAGCAATCTAATCCATTAATTGATTATAGTTTTGTTGAGGGAGATAGAATAAGATTTATTACCTCTCCATGGAATTATGGGTTAGGCTCACCATTTTTAACTCAATATTTAGATGTAAAAATAACTGGATACGAATATTATAATGGTGCTGGTGGTGAAGAGCCTTTAGAGGAGCAGGGATATTTTATAACTATAGAAGATTTATCTAGTTTTACGCAAGGAGCAGGATTTAATTGGATTAATGCTAATTCATCTACTAATAACTTTTTTGCAGACGGTCTTTTTGAGATATATAGACCTATGAAAGAAATTGAAGACACCTCTAATAGAGTTTATTATGAGTTTGGATTTAAGCATACTATAGCTAATCCTCATACAGACCTAAGAGCTCACAGAGGGATGACTCTAACCCAGATTGTTACTGGAGACTTAAATGAAGGTGGTCAATCTGTTACGCCAGCCAAAGGTTATTTTGAAGAGGGTGATGTATTCTTTAAGAGAAGAATAATGAGAAATAATAATCAAGAGGCTCCATTATTTACAGCGTCATTCGTTGAAGATTATCACCTTAATGATTTTTATCCTACTAATCATATAAACATAGGTAGACCAAATGTATTTAATCCTTACGCTAAAGAGGAATTAAAAGAATCTAGTATTATATATTCTGAGCCATTCCAACCAGACGTAAACTATAATGGATTAAGTAGTTTTGAATTATTTAG